GCTGATAAAAGTGATGTTAAGGAAGCAGTAAGTGAAACACAGGGCGATCCTGGGTCTACAGCTACACAGCCACAGCAAAGCACTTCACAGATGGATTTACTTGATCAGGCAGCAGGTGAACAGGCAATTGTATTAGATCCTGAGCAGTTACAGGCACTTAATAGCTATGAGGATGTTCCTGAGTCAATAATCCGTGTACCAATAGACTTTCAGGGCGGAAATACCTTTAGATCAGATAGAACTTTAACTGCATGAAGCGAATAGTTGAGTTCTTTCGTGTTTTCTGGATAGAAAACGGAATACTTAGACTACCATATTTGCTTTTAGGGATATTCCAGATTTTGCCCTATATAACCTGCAAAAAAGCAGATGACATAAGGGAATGGAAGAGAAGGTACAGAATATGCCTAAAATGCCCGATATATGATGCAAAATTAAAAAGATGCCGACCATATGATGGATCGGACGAGGGCTGTGGATGTTATGTTCCATTCAGTAACCTTGTATATGAAACCTGCTGGGGAAGACTTAACTATGGAAAAAAGATTGGTTGGAGCAAATTTGATAAAAAGTCGTGGATTAAGAGTATTCGTTGAAGACGAGGTAATTGAGGTTTTCGAAGGCAAATGGAAAAACGCTTCGGGATTGTTCGATAGCTTGGAAGACGCAGTGATGGATGCTCTTGAAAGAGCAAATAAATGCAGCAATCCATCTAAGTGAAGGGCGTCAAAGCACCTGAGTATATTAGGAAGTTTATTCCTAAAAAGTCAGGAAATATCTATAAAGTAAGGTTCTTTCACGAAGTTATGGGAGACATGCCAATCGGCGCGCGATTAAGTAAGGGAAACTTGCCGAACTTGGATCGGGAAGCTGGCACTATTGAGAAAGCAGAAGTACTTTGTGATGAATGGAATCAATGGTTAAAAAGCGACAAGTCCATACCTATATATGGCAGTCGGAAGAAACGATCATCATCGCGGAGGTAAATGGCCCGCATATGGATTGGAATACCTTTTTCTATTTCTACGAAATCAGCCTTGAGCATGCACTAGCTGCTATGCCACAGATTTTACGAGTTTTAGATTTTCAACTAAAGTAATTATTAATTATGAAAAGAAAAACCCCCCTAAAGCGGAAGACCCCGCTAAGGAGGATATCGAAGACAAGGCAAGCAGCTTTGAAGATATACTCTGCTCTGCGAAAGAAATTCCTACGGGAATTGCCGTTTTGCGAGGTCTGTGCAAAATCAAAAAGTACAGATGTACATCACCGAAAAGGAAGAGGTAAATTCTATCTAGACGTTGAAAGCTGGCTTTCTGTATGCAGAAAATGCCATGACCGAATTCATACGAGTCCGGCTTGGGCAAGAGAAAAAGGATATCTCTTAGAACCTACGGATGAGGTGGAAAGTAATGTAGAGGAGTGACAACCACAGGACTATTAACTCAAAGCTCATCATCTGATGACTCCTGAATTAATTCAAGCTTAGCAATCTCATCGCGCGCTTCATCAGCTTGTCTCCTGGCATCTACCTCAACATCTGTAGCAAGACGAATAAGGTCTAAAAGACCCCTTATTCTATCCTGCGTAGATATTCCTACCTGATCTGTCTCATAACTTAATATGTTCACTTTGGCATTGGGTTTAATTCTTTGATAGTCAAAGCATAAACCAAACTCCTAAGTGTTATCAAGTTTTTTGGGTTACATATTTGTTCTTTTTTTGCAAATCCACGAAATATGTATTTAGGTAACTCACCTGTTGCGAGTACATAAGAGTCGCAAATTCTAGAATCTTCCATCTTGTATGGAGGTACAATAAGCCTAGCATTTTGATGTTTTGATGTCTTAACATCTATACTTCTTCCTTTTACAATAAAGTCAGCAGTTCCCTTGCGTGGATGAACATCGAAGGGAGGGTAAAGGTTATAAAGTTTGGCAAATGCAAACTCTGCCCCGATACCCTCGATATCCATCTCAAGTGGATTCTCCTTAGCTACAAGTTTATCTTTTACACCACTTGCCCGATTGCGTTGCCGACGTGCTTGCCCTAAATAGCGAACCACACGACATTCTTCAGCGGTAAGGACTACTTCGATCAAATCTTACTCGCCTTCTACCTCACCCATATTGGAAGCTTGTCCATCTTTTTTTCACATCCAAAAGGGCAGGGGCCGTGCGAGCCATCTGCCGGAGGACACGATACCCCTGGGATGTGTTCTTTTTCCAAATCACAATGTGTGCAACTGCCTAATAGCCAGCACCCCATCATCATTGCGATTAGGATTAAAAGAAGAATACCCCAATCTACAATCTTTTCCCACTTATTCATCTACTATTATCTCCTTGTCTATCAGTTCTTCAGGAAGTGCCACCTCAGATGCATGATCCTCTGAGTAATTAACTCCCTCTCTTTTTAATTTCCATATCTCTCCATCATGCCTGCGGATCATTTCTGCTTCATTCCTAAACCTTACATCATCTATAATAATCCTAGGCGGAAACTCCCTGTACACTTGATTGTATTTCCATATGCCAATCTCCTCAGCCACCTTCTCCTCGACAAAATTTACCCAAATATCGGGATAATGATTCCGCCCCCATTCCGTACCCAAAGACTGTAGGAGCCGACGTGCATTTATTCCTTCAGGGAATCCAGGTAATGGCTTCTCCTTCTCCTCATAAATGTTTATTCGAGGTACAATTACCTCAAGCATTTTCTTAATAGGAGTACTAAAGCTTATTATAGTTCCTCCGACTCTGTGAGCCAAAGTAGTTTTACCCACTCCCTTTGGGCCGGTAAGCCCAATGACTACTGGGTATTCGAACTCTTTGCCATCAATTGCATTACTGATCTTAAATGTCTGCATCTTTTAAAAGGTTTTTTTCCGTTTTTTAACTGTGGGCCGATTTTAAATGTAAAATACTCACATGAACATTCCCCATAGCCGTCATACTCATCCATGTCTACTAGATGGACGTTCATTGGGTTTTTGAGGCTAGTTAAAAGAAAGCGCTTTGCTTCCAAATGCTGAACCTCAAACAATTTCATAGGGATTGTTACTTACAAAACTAGGTTTCACTCTAGGGATGCCTGTGCCCACACGATTTCCATCAAAATCAAATCCACACACCTGATCTTTCCTCCAGAACTCGTTATACCCTTGGTCTACCAATTCTTTTAACTCAATCCATGTTGTTCCTTTAAGGAAGACGAGGTAATTAACCTCGTCTTCCCTATCGGAGTACTCAACACTTAACTCATGCGGCAGCATTAGACTCTGCGAGCTTAAGCTTAAGCTCAACATTCTCCACGCGTGTCGCCAAAACTTTCATTGAGTCGGAAAGCTGATTGATGATCTGTGCCAACTCTTGTTTAGAAGCTGCGTTCTGCACTATTCTTTCAATCTTATCTTCGTTGGGAAGGTTCTCCCACTCTTTTTGAGCCTCTTCAGGAGACTTCTGCGTGGCTACTTGTGCCTCTTCGGCGGTTTCTTTTTGTTTTGATTTACTCATTTCAGTTTGCGTTTTTTACGAGTTGATAAACCTTCTGTATCGGCAAGCTAACGATAGCTTTGCTAGTACGACCTTTGGGTTTAAAATCTATAGTCAAATCTTCTGCGTTAATGGTAACTATGAGTTTCCTGCCATTACCATCTTCGACAGGAACCTCACGCGTTACACTTTTGTTAAGTAATGTTGCCATTACCAGGGTACGTCTTCTCCTAAATCAGGGTCAGCTACTGTGTCAGAAACTTTTGCTTTTGCTTTAGGTGGAGCTTGATCAGTTCCTTCGGAACTGATCCCATCAGGATTACTTCCGGCGGGCAAAAACTGAAAAGACATAGGTTTTACGATAAACTTAGTCTTTGTTCTTTTATTACCTTGCTTATCCTCAAACTGATCAGTTCTAACATCAGCCTCGAGATAAACGGCATCCCCTTTCTTAGCATACTTTGCTATATATTCGCCAGCCTGTCTCCATGCTTCGAAATCAAAAAAGTGTGCCTTCTTTTCTCCACCTTCTCTTACGTTCATAGCCAAACTAAAAGTTACTAGCGTGGCTTCTCCTATTGTTTTGCTTTGCGGATCACTCGTTAAGCGTCCGATGATACTTGATTTATGCATATTAGTTTAATGTTGGTTCTACTCTATATGTGAATTTTTGAATCTGAGGATTAAAGGTGAGAGGTACTGGGCCTATCGGGCCTTGTCTCTGTTTAGCCACCGACACAACAGTCTCAGCTGGATCATCATTTTTTCTCCAAAGCAGAAGAACGACATCCGATTCCTGCTCGATAGCACCTGAATCTCTCAGATCCGAAAGTCTTGGTTCACGATTTAATTCGTCTGCACCTCGATTCAATTGTGCGAGGGCAATGATGGGTATATTTAATTCCATACCTAGATTTTTTAATGATGTAACCATCTCAGCTACTTGCTGTTCACGCGGTACTCTGCCATCCATCGGAGCCATCCTTTGTATGTAATCTAAAACTATTACATCAAGACCCTGACCCCTTTTAAATTTTCGAGCTTTTGCACGAACTTGGGCAGAGTTTAAGGATCCACGATCATCTATCCATAAATCCTTCTTTTTCATGTAATCCATGGCTTTCTGCCAAGCAATCTTCTGCTCCTTACTTGCAGTCTTATCTATGATTAGCTTGAGAGGAACTTCGGCAATATTGGCAATTAATCTCTGCATAACTGCTTCAGCTTTCATTTCCTGTGAAAAAAACAAAACCTTTTTATTATCTTCTAGCGCAGCCAAGGATAGCTCACAGCCAAATGCAGTTTTTCCCACAGAAGTTCTTGCAGCCACTACAACAAGCTCATTTTCTTTCCATCCACTCGTCATGATATCTAGCTTTTTTATTCCCGAAGGGATGCCTGACATACCATCTGACTCCATCTGCTTTAGTAGGTCTGCGAACATTGAATCGACCACTTCTTCTGCTGACCGCGTAGTTTCCTGATTAGTCACAGAAAGAGCAGTCAACTCTTTGTCGGCATTCTCTAGCACATCAGAGGAAGGCATTTTGTCCATCAAGCGATCCTGAATGTTCAAAGCTATTTTATTAATAGATCTTTTCTTATGATTCTCTTCGACTGCATCGAAGAATGACTTAAATGCACCAGCTGTATCGCAGGAATGCATAATTTCTTCTGCCTCCTCACGATCCTCCTCGTCAATGCCGAGAATGACATCGATATCCATGACATCTGATTTGTCCTCAACATTGATTAGAATCTGCCAGATTTTGACATGTATTGGCTCAGTAAACCAAGTCTCGTCAACATTCTTCTCCAAGCAGTCACTTAAAAGATTTGCATCCTTGGCGATTGTGGACAAAAGCCCACGCTCAGCATATGAATCACTATCGGTTAGTATATTCATCTATGTAATACTCATCTACATCGGAAATGCTTTCAGTCTGTCTGTATTTCTCGTAAACAGGCGGACGAAATTCTTTTGCCCACTTAAGAAACGCAGACATTTTAATAGGCTTCTTCTCGGTCTTAGGCTTTGGTTCCCAATCAGGATGCTTAGTTGTCCAATTCTTGAGCCTCAAACCCCAATGCTTGAAGGTGTTCCTGCCCGACTTCCAGCCTATCGATTGGTAATGCTCAAAGAATAACTGAGCTTTAGGCTCAACAGGCTCAGGCACTCCTCTGTGCCTGAAGTAAGCAATCACTTCCTCAACATTTTTGGCATGTGTACCACTACCTAAGTTAGGCTTTTCCTTATCTTTTTGAGTAGAGGTTTTTCTTTTGGGAGCTGGCTGGATGTCTGGCATGTACTGAGCGAAAGCAGCAAGCAATATCTGCTGCCGTTCCATGCCAAACATCAGTTTCATTTGTTCCAGCCGAGCATCAACATGCTCAGAAATTCTAACCTCAAGTCTCTTCATCGATTTCCTCGAGGTGTACGTGAATCCCAACTGATTGGGCGCGTAATTTTGTAAACCTTAGTACAACAACTTGTGCATCATCGTTCCAAAAGCGAAGTTTCCCCATTGCATCTAAAAACATTTTGCACAAATTATCTGAATCAGGTTTCTTCCAGTGGAAAGTCCAACCCCTTTCCTTTATTGCCTTCTTCTCATTAGAGAGAAAAGGAAACTTATAATTGATCGTAAGCCTAAGAGGGCCTTCGTAAGGCTTCTCAGGTACATGTGGCATGAGAAGCGAGAGGAAATCTGCTTCTTGCTTTTTTCCCTTTGCTGTAGTGAATGAAAATGGCTTTCCATCTTTTCTGACTCCTACTCTTTTTGCCGACTGAGCAGTGCTTCGCGGCGGATTACATTTAATAAAGAAACTACGCATTGGAAACACTCTGTGCTTTGTCTGTTTGAAACATGACTTGCTCCAATTTAAGTCTTAAATCTTTCTTGGCTTCAGCCTTGTTTAGGCCTGTATGATCTGCCCATGCCTCGATTAAGGCTGGTTCAGATATCTTTGTAGCCGATAAGAATTCCGCAACAGGGAGGTTTGCGCCGAAGAGAATTTTTGAAGCACCCACTGTATCAAAAGTCGTAACTTTCCCAGTGTTGCGTAACTTATAACCAGGCACATCAACTCCAGCCTCCAAGCGACTTTTGGCAGTGCTCTTGATGCTTTTTCCAAACCTTTCGATAAGACCGACAAGCTCCAACTTCTCAGCCAATTTTTCATTCGATATATTATCCATATTAATTTCTTCAAGTGTTTCATTTTTTAAGTATTCAAAGGCAGTAGGGCAGTGAGCCAATGCCTTGCAGTATTTACATTGTTTTGCCCCTGCGGTAGCAGGAACATCATCCTGCTCCACCTCTTCAGCTAAATCTTGGATTCTTTTAATTAAAAACTCTGACACATCCCTGTGCATCACAGCCTTTGTCCATTTCCCTAAAGCAGGTTGTAAGAGTGCCAAATGAATGACTTTGACTTCAGGGTAGTTGTGAAAAACTAACGAACTATAAACCTGTAACTGCTTGTTAGATTGTGCAGGCTCATAAGCACCATAGAGCATTTTGTAGTCAAGGATAGAGGCTTCCTCCCCAGATATCTCGAGCCTGTCGATCTGCCCAGAGAGGAAACCTACACCCTTACTATCCTTAAGCCATAACCTAGGCTCCCTGATCACATTACCCTGTAATCCAAATATCTTGGTTACTTCTGCTTCCATTCTTCGACACTCCCGAATGATAAACTCATCATTGCTATCGAGAATTTCATTAAGCGGAGTGTCGTTTTCCATGTAGGAGTGAAGCTCCGTTCCTTTATTAGCATCAGATTCCTCGTAATCTTTGAAGCTTAGTGATGCCTTAAATCGTGCCTTGCAGAGCATGTTTTCGTAGACTGAACTGCCTGACATCTTGGGAACTCCTTCCCATTCTCTTGGATTAACTATTTTTCCCATCCCGACGTGTCCACCGTTTCACCCGCTTGCTTTTTGAGCTTTGGTAAAGCCCATTTGGGAAGAGGAGGTGGGTTTTGTATCTGCTTATACTGATTGATATCAACCCAAACCTCAGGCAGATAATAAAGATATCTACCAATTCCCCATTTGACGGCTGCCCTCTTAAAGGCATCCGAGATTGCTCCCTTCATGCCCTCAACATTTGTGTCTCCAGCGCCATCAGCTTTGCCAACCCAATCATTGCCAATCTTTATTTTGAGTGTGCAAATCAATCTCCCTGTTGGAGTTTCGTAATACTCATCACTCCAGTTGTCGTAACCGACAACCATATCAAGTCGGTTCATAACATCTCTTGAGTCAACATATGCAAGAGCAGTTGCTTTTGTGCCATCCTTACGGATTCTTCCAACTCGCCAACGAACTGCTGCCTCCTTGAATGGCTCTTTCAGTTCCTCAATCATTTTAGGAAACCTCCTCAACCAAACTTAATTTCTCAACATCCTCCTTCGATACCCGAAGACGGTTTGACCATTGACGTCGATATCCTTTAAGGACTCCACGCTCAATCAAAGTTTTAACATTTCTGAACGATTTTAAACCTAATATTTCTGCTGCTTCCGACAGCGAAACCGTTTCCATCTTTACCACATTTTTCGTACTCATGAAACAAACTGCTGTCGGTTACGTTGTGTGATGTCAACAGACAAAATTAAAAAAGATTAAAAAAATTAGAAAATATG